GTCGATGGATACTCTCCTGATTTCGAAACTATCTACCATGGGCAAAATCCCGCTACTAACCTCTACAAGGATGTTGGCGCGTGGGAAAAAGCAGCCCGGAATAACGAAGACGTTCCCTTCCAGTTTAACTACGAAAACCTCAAACAAGAGACCAGGACCTTAGACAAGATCGCGAGCGGTAAAACTCGTCTTTTCAGCTGTGCCCCTCTTCCAGTTAATATGCTTTTTCGAAAGTATTTCGGAGCTTTCATTGCTTCGATGAACCAAAACTGTACGCGTCTGCCATCATCCGTCGGGATCAACCCCTCAGGATTTGATTGGACTGACCTCGCTAACCGGCTTCAAAAGCTCGGTGATTTCAACATAGCGGGAGATTACAAACTTTGGGATGGACGACTTTCTGGAGACGTCATGGGAGAAGCAGTTTCTTTGATTAACGCATGGTACGCCCGCCATTCAGGCTGGCAGACAGAAGACGATAGAGTGAGAATGAGGTTGATCGAATACGCCATCCACACCTACACCCTCGTAGGCAATGCTATGTGCCAGAAACATCAAGGGAATCCATCTGGAATCCCCATTACCAGCGATTTGAATTCGCTGTGTAACTGGCTGTACATGGTTATTGCTTTCTCGGAGCTTTACAAACAACATATAACGACTACATCCTGCACTAAGTGTAAGGATGCGTGTCCGACTCGGTTTCACGAGTATGTTGAATCTGCTTTCTATGGGGATGACCACGTGCTGAGTGTAGCTTCAGAGGCTCGATGCTTCTTCACCTTTAACACGGTTCAACAGTTCTTCGCCGAACACGGTATCACATATACCGATGCCCTCAAACGAGGGGGCTCCTGTCCCGACTTCCAACCACTATCAGAAGTGTCCTATCTCAAAAGGGCCTTCGTGAAGGAAGACAACAGATATTTGGCGCCTTTAGAACTGGATTCCATCAAGAACCAAATTAACTGGGTGAAAGAATCGAGTTCTCCCATCGAGGCTCTTCTTCAGAACGTAGACAGTGCGATGACCGAATTCATGATGCATGGAAATGCCCAGTATGACGAAGCAGCGAAGCTGATTAGTGACGGACTACAGGACCTCCAAACGCAATTCTTGGAGAGCGACCCAGTAGTATTTTCTCTACCAGTCTTCGACTTCGATCTGGAGAAACAGAAGTGGATAAACAATAGTTTTTAGGCTACCCTCAGCGGGGATGCCGCGGATTTACAGAGCCCTTAAGGCCGACCGTTAGCTAGCTGAATATCAAACTGGCCCTCATGGACCAGCCCCTACTGTTACTGCTCCTACCTACCAATAGGGCCATTGGCTCCTAAAGGATTCGGTCGAGTAGTGTAAGCTCAACGTTTTGGCTTTGTTGTTGCTTACTTCATCCAGGATTATAGTGTGCAGTTCTTTAAAAAAAAAAAAAAAAAAAAAAACGGAAGGGCACACGTCGGAA